TAGCTTCTTGTGACATAAAGAATGCTTGAGTACTGTCTGTATCTAAATCGTTTTCAGTAAGAACTGAACCCGCAGCATAATCTGTTAATCTTGAGGTTTGAGAAGTTTTTCTTCTAATTTCTATAGCACTAGAATTAGCGGGTGCTGTGTCAAAAGTTAACGTACTTCCCGCAGAGTTTAAAGTATAAGATGTAGTAGCGACACCATTAATAGTGACAATCAAATCTGCCGGGTCTCTATATGAATATGGTATAGAGTAAGCAGTTGTATTGCCATTACCTGTATATCTTACAAATGAATTAGCCATTTATTCTCCTTTTCTTCTTCTAATATGGGGTCTTATTATGTAGGGTTTTTTGGAAGTGTTGAACTTCCTATCTTTTTAATTATGTTTTGAAGACCTAAAGCATTCTGTAACAACATTAATTGTGTTAAATCGTTGTATTGAGACTGTGAAAACTCATAATCTTTGTCCCACATTGATTTAATAGTACCTCTAGTACCTTTAATAGCCTTGTTAAATATTAAATCGTATGTTGGGTTACCAGTAATTATGTTCGAGTCTAGTCCAGTAGAACGATAATGAAAGAAGGGGTCAGCACCTACTACACCCAACCCACTGTCAATAAATGCGGGAAGTAATGAAGCAAAAGCTGAACGTTGAAATGAAGCTTTAGCTATACTCATAATCATTTCTTCATCAGTTTTACCAAATTTCTTTTCCATAAATTTTTTTCTATCTCTTTTATTCATTAAGATAGCTTGAGCATTCATCTGAGCTGTATATGCTAATCCTGCAAATACCATTGAAGACATAAATCCCATGTAGGCTGTCATGTCATTCATTTTAATACCGTGTAATAAATGTTTGCCATAAGCTGTCATCATGAAACCTCTAAACTGGAACATAATTTTACCAAGCGTTGAGTCTGTAAATCCACCAAGAAACATTGTTTCACCAATATCATTTTCTTGAATAGTTCTACGACCCCATCTGTTAATAGCATAAGCAAAAGTTTCTGCTGCCTCTGCGTCATCCCAGTTGTCTGCATTTAATCTTCTAATTTTTCTTTTAGTTAATGCACCTTCATCAGTAACAGCATGTTTCTTAATTGCATCTAAAATTCTTTTTTGCATTGTTTCTGAAATACCTAAATCTTGGTATCTTTGTTTACTTAAAGCTTTGGCTCCTCCAAACGCTTCATCTACGTATTTTTGAACCATACCTTTTAATGCAATTCTTTTCATTAATGTGTTAACTAAATTCATACCAGAAATGTCTGCTGTAAATCTCCCAACATGGTCAAGACCTCTTTCTATTTCTGAAATTTTTTTCTTACCTACTCTAGAACCAAACTCATCTGTTTGATTAGCAACTTGATTAATTAATCTTTCACTTCCAAATCCACCAAATAATTCTTCGGCTTCTTTCATAAACTCATCATCAATTTCACCATTTTTCATACGCTTTAATAATTTACGCATTTCAGGTAAATGTTTTATAGTTTGTCTTAATCCTATGTTTGCAGTTAATACACCTATCTCAGCTAATTGAGCAAAACCTACCTGGTTCATAATTCTAGCAAAATTATATTTTCTCATAATTCTTCCAAACGTAGAAAAGTTAGTACTAATATCTTCTAAAGGTTTACCAATTAAATGGTCAAAGCCGCTGTTTAATGCTTTTAATTCATTAATTCTTACTTTGTCATTAACGTCCACACCCATGTCATCATACTGTTTTTCTATCTGTCTCATCATAGCTTTCCAATCAGACGTAGATTTAAAACCTCTTTGGGCCAATGCTATTTGACCAGTAATATTGTTAGCGTAATTTAAGAAAAGAACTTCAGCGTCATTTTCTAAAAAATCAGATATTGCAAAATCTGCGTCAGAGTATGTTTCATCTAACTGCACTCTTCTACTTCTAAATATTGTTGATGTATTAGGTTTACTAGGAAACATTGCTAATACAATTTCTTCAATAGCACCATTATCTAAATCAGTAGTGTCTTTTAAAATTCTTTGTAAATCTTCTGCTTTTGCAGTAAACAAGCTTCCTAAATTAATTTGATTATGTTCATTACCTCTTCTAACAACTCTAATTAAATATTTTGCTAATTTTCTATTAGCTTTACTATCTACACCGCCACGCATGGCTCTTGCTAAAAAATCAACTACAGTGTCTTCACCATGTTTGCCAATCATTTCTGTCATTTTAGCTTTAGAATAAATTCTTGTTAAATAATTTGCGTTCTCTATTATTTTATCTGCACCACGTACTTTAGAAGCTTTAGCCATTTCTAACATGTCTTTCATTCTTTCAGCATGTGCTTTGGCCATTGCGTTTATAGAAGGACTGTCAACTGTTTCACCTCTAATTGCTCTAGACAACATTTCATTAAATTCATTTCTTTTAGTAATCCCTTCAAATCTTACTCTGCTGTAATTATTTTCTTTTAAAAAACCGTCATAGTGTCTAACCCATTCTCTATAATAAAGCATTCTTTGTCTGTTTAACTCAAATTGTTTTACTTGAGACATTGTTTTAGACCGTACCCAGTTTTTACCTACTTTACCTATAGACTCATATAAAATTTCAGACACACCTCTTACTAATTTGTTTGCAGACATGTCTGTTACACCTGCTCTATCTAATCTAAAAAAACTCCAGAAACCTTCGCCCATAAATGCTTTTGATGTTTCTTCTGAGTCTAATAATTGTTTTGCCATATATTTACTGTAGACAAAACTTTTAGCGTCCATCTCACTTTCACCAGTGTGTTTTAATGTTGCGTCTTCTATTTTACATTCAGCCATTTAATTCCTTTATTTACATTTGTAGACTTTACCATCTTTAGTAACGATGTATTCATCTTTACCGTCTGGCATTCTAATTTCTATATTACCGTCTGCTCTAAGAGTTGTTCTTTCAACTAAAGTTAAATCATACTCATTAGCAATTCTGTCAAAATTATCTTGTTCTGTTCTATTTAATTGTTCATATCTTTTATTACCTTTAGTCGTAAATTCTAAACCACTTTCAACAACATCTTGTCCTTCTTTAACTTTTACAAAATCATCTACTGCTTTAATCATTGCAGCTTCGTCATCATCAATTCTATTAGTTGCTCTAAGACTTCTTAAAGTTCCGCCTAAAACAAAACCTGCACCCGCAGCAATTAAAACTTCTCTCACACCGAGTGTTGGGTTTTGACTTGCTAAGGTCATTTCAATCATAGCATTAGTTGACCCTGCCGCTAATCCACCTCTAACTATTCTTGTTAGTCTTGAAGCTTTGTTCATAATAATTGCGGGAGCCATTATACCATCTGTTGCTATTGCTAGTGTCCATGCTGCGGGGTCTAGTATAGCCGCTAACAATCTAGCTGTTACACCTGTAACCATTCCTTTAGCATTTATGATTGCTGTCTTTTCTTGTACATCTAAAATTTTAGCTTTAGTTCTTCTCAATACTGGAAGAGAATCTGTTATTTCAAAAGCATCTAAAAAATCTGGGTTAACATCTTTTTTTAATTCATCCCAAGTTTCTTTATCTGGGACAATGTCATTAATTTCAAAATTATAATTTGGTCTTAAATCTTCACCATTACCATATTTTGTTAACCATGATGTCATCCATTCCTGGTCTATTGCTGCACCTGCTATTTGACCATAAGAAGTGTTGTCTGCAATAGCGTCATTAATTTCTTTGTTTTTCTTATCAAGATTAAACTGTTCTTGTTCTGATAATGGTTGGGGAATACTTCCTAGAGGCTCTAGAAATTTTGGGTTCTCATGTCCTTCTAAATAATTAGTTTGTTCTATTTGTTTATTTTGTTTTTCAATTTTCTTTTTAATCTCATCTGCATTATTTAAAATAAATTGTTCTTCGTTATTTCTAAATGCTTGTATTGAATCCCATTTAGGGTCTTTTAATTCATCAAACTTCTCACCTAGTAAGTCATCATCTTGTGATAAATCAAAAGTTTCTATAGGTTGTTTTGTAACTTCTTCTACAGTATCTACAGTGTTTTCTACTATATTATTTACATCATCTGATGTAACTGACATAGAATCTGTAACTTGAGTTAAAGCGTCTTGAGCTTCATCACTTAGTATTCCTGTCGATGTTCCGTCATTAATGCTTTTTTTTAGCGAGTTAGAACTCCATAATAGCTGTGCTTCATTAAGTCTTCTACTTTTATAATTATCACCAAAATCTAATAAATTTTTATAAGCACCTACCCAGTCACCACTAGTTGCTTGTTTCCAAAAATTAGGTGTTCTACTTTCTAAGTCACCATATTGAAAAGCTACAGAAGCAAGTACTGTTGCTTGTTCTTTAGATAAATCATCAAAAGACGTGCCAGTAGAATTTTGCCATTTAGTTTTTAATCTTGTTACAGCTTCATTTTTAGCAAACTCATTTATTGTTTTTGCTTGGTCTTCAGATATTTTTAAATTAGAAGCTACTTCTTCTGCGTTGGCTCCTTTTAATGATAAAAAAGGTGTTAATAATTCTACAATATCATTAGGTAAACCTTTTAAATCTTCTAGTACTCTTGCACCTAAATCAAAACCACTAGCGATTGTTACACCAGATTTAGAGTTTTCTGGGTCTGGAACATAACCTTCTGTTTCAAATCCTTCTTGTTTTAGTATAAAATCAAAATCTATATTACTCATATTAATCCAAATCCATTAGTAGTTTGCTAAAGCTTCCTTCAAAATCTTGTTCTATTATTTTAAGTATTCCGTTATTTCTTTCTTTTAATACTTTGTTCCAATCTGCGT